ATATGTCAGTAAGCCCATACTTCCTAGAGGAAGTTATGGGTTATCCAATCGGGTGGACCGCACTAGAGCATTAGGCAACAGTATTGTGCCTGCTGTAGCTGCAATCCCACTTCAACGTGTACATGATCTTTATTTCAAATGAAACCAGTTAGAAAATCTATCCTTAAACTACGCAAACTTAAAGATATAAGACGTAAAAATTTAGAAAGAAATTTTTTAGAAATACAAATGAAAGGACAAGATCATTATGTTTTTATAAAAGAGAATGGCAAAGCACAAGTGATTTATGATCAGGGTCGTTGGGTTACAGAACATATAAGAACTGCCGTACTTAAATTCAATTATGAAGTTGATAAAATTGATAAATTATTGATTAAAGACTTTACTGATGAAGAAATTAAGGAATACGAAAAAACTTCGTAATTGGATTAGTTGACTTTTCCTTTTCTTTTCTAATATCTTGAACAACTCTTTCTGCTTCTAACTCTATAAGTCTGTTCAACAAAGATGCCATAAAAATATCCTGGTTAAATTTTTTTCTAACCATATGAGTACAATATCTTTTTACGTTATCTATATCATTAGCTTTCATAATTTCTCTACATTGCATTTCAACTTCTAACTCCAGCTCTGGAGGTGCTGGTTCTATGTCAATGTTGAGGAATTTAGTAATTTTCATTTCATTGGAAAAAGTTGTTTTTCTAATAAATCAACTGCTCTATCATCAAGACTATTCGAGGTCTGCTTACAAATTGCTCGAAGCAAATCCACAATAAGTCTTTTAACAGCAGTTGTAGTTAAGAACGTAAGTAAGATTGGTTTTAAGATCTTATACATGAAATAAATATGTGTTACTTTCCAAACATAGCTACTTTGCTAGTATTAGACAAGATACTCAGCTTTTATGGCAGAACAGGAGAAGAAAAATCCTCTTCAGAAACTGAAAGAAAACATTACAGACAAAGAGGAACAATTAGCTTTTATCTCAGTTGTAGTAAGGCTTGTTGTAGTTGGGTGGAGTGGTTTCATAGTTTCCCTTAACTACATTTCTATACCAGGTTATACAAATGAACCTAAAGATATAACTTTTCCTGCAAGTTTACTAACAGGTGCATTAGCGAGTTTTGGTTTAGAAGGTGCTAAAAAAAGAGGTGACGGTACTTTTAAACCAGAAGACAAACCACTAAATAAAAAAGAAGTGGAAGCGTTACTAGCATCACAGTCTGGTAGTTATCAAACAGTTAGAATTGAAACGCCAATAAAAATTATTGGTGCAGAAATTGATGATTCCAAATCAAAAAAATGAAAAAACTACTAGCACTAATATTATTGTTTAGTCCTTCTGTAGCACTGGCAGACATAAATCATTCAATCCAAAATGTCGTTTCTGTCAGTACTTTAGGTGCTTCATCTACAGCTAATCGCATAGGTACTACGTTTTCTGCGTCAGGTACAAATGTCACGCCAACAGCAGGTGATACTGCAAATGCTATTGGTACATTAGATTTAACAGATGCACAAATCACTAACGGTATTCCTACGATTGACGCTACAACTACTTATGCAGTAACTACCGCAGGGGATGCGTGGTCTGTGTCGGAAAGCTATATCCAAGGCGATGCTATACCAAGTACAGGTATGACGGTTACTAATGGTACTGTACCTGCATTGGTAGTATTTGGAGATACAACTACTTTTGCAGGTGGAAATATAGGCACTACAGCTATGACCATGGATAGTGGTGGAGCGATGACAGTTAACCTATCTGCTACAGGAGCAGGTGTAACAGCACAAATGTCTAACACAATTAAGTTAGAAATTGATTAATGAGGTGGCTTGTACTTTTATTCTTCGCAATACCTAGTGCAAACGCAGGAAGTATTACTCCAGCCTTTACAACAGGTCAGATGGAATCTACAAGCTCTAGCAAAACTATTATTGTGGAGACAATCGTTACAGAAAATTACAGGACAGGGTATTCATATTCTATGCAGGGATCTAACGTACAGGTCAAAGATGGAACTGTTATCTCTCCCGATGCGACATATACAAACACACAGACAGTTAATGGAGTTTCATTTCAATGGGTGACTCCAAACTTAACAACCAAGCCTCAATGGGAAATAAAAAACCCAGGAGAAGCATTTTCGATAACAGAAAACTTTTTAGCACCTGGATTGGATGCAACCAGCACAATCCAACGCACCATAAATACAGAAAGTCAAAGTACAAGTTTAAGTATCTTCTCGCAATAATATTATTAGCAATATCACCCAAAACCCTTGCAAATACAGTGAGTTCGCCCAGTGCATCCAGTAGTGGAACGGTTATCAATAATGGCTATCAGACAATAAATGGTGGATTCCCAACGATGACTTACGGAGGAAGTATACAGTGTCAGCAACCAACACTAGCTTTTACTCCCTTTGTTACTAAAGGAGAAAACTATAGCACTCCTAGATTAACTACAACCAAAACTAATATTTACGATCTTTCAGAAGATTCAAATGGTAATCTTATAAATCCTGGAAAAATTCTTTATCAAAGTGAACAGCCAAGAATAGATCAATCAACTCATAATTTTAACTATGGATTTACTATCAGCCTACAAATACCATTAGGTGAAGGATCTGATCTTTGCGTCAAAGCTGCTGAGAATCAAATTAAAGGACAAGAATTTGCTTTGACTAAGGCTAAACTTGAAGCTAATCTTGCAAGAATGAAGATATGTGCCGAACAATTTAAACTTGGTGTAAAGCTGATAAATGAAGATGCTGTTGCTTGTAAAAACGTAGTATTAACAACGATCCCAAATCAAGTTATCCCACATACTCACGAATTAAGTTCGGGCAACTAGGAATAAACCTTTATACGTCTATTGCCAAAAGGCTCACAGTCGCCATGACATGACCCGAATATATCTATTATACATCAAATTTGCAGTAGACAAGCACGGGTTGAAACTTGTCTACCTAGACGCCCTATCCTTCGCCATGTTAAATAGGGTTTTTTTATTGTACCTTTTCTTTTTTCTTTTTTGTAAGTTTTTTTATTAAATTTTTTACTAAAGGTTTTACAACATTAAGGAGTAATGGAGTAGTGGCAGCAACAGTAGCAATAACAGCAGTGCTAACAAGCTGTGGAGGATTCGGTATGTATTGATCTTTGAAGGGTACGTCTTCATAAAGAGTGATACATTCAATCCCATCTTCTCCTCTTTTATAACCTTTTATTCGTTCCAAACGCTTTTCATTAACAAAACTTCCTACTCTTAAATCTTTTTTACCAGGACAAGGTTCTATTTCTATTTTTTTCTCTTCTTTTGGTTTCGGCATTTGATTGTTTCCTTCTTCTGCGGGTTTTGACGAGGAACTCGGTATATCTTCCGTATAAATAATTTCACTTGGGTCGTATCGCATAGGATTGTACGAAGGGATCTGACCCTCAGGACAGACAGTGTACGTTCCATTAGGATCTGCTATTAAAAGAGAAGGATTGCGTGTAGTCTCTAAATCACGATGATATAAGTTACAGCCAGGTATTTTTCCTTCAAGTTTATGTTTTATAAAATATGGTGTATCTGGTAAATCAATAGTTGGAAGTGTTATCTTAGGTATCTTTATTTCAGACACTTATAACTTCATTTTTGGAAGTCCCATTGACGGCCCTGTTGTCTTAGGTAAGGCATTGTCTAAGACTTTAGGCATCATTCCCTGTACATTTCCAAGAACTTCATTCATTACTTTAGATTTAAACTGTTCTGAAGTTACATACTTGTAACCTATTACTCCTGTCGCAGTCATGGAAGCTACCATTAAGAATGAGATAATACTTAAGGCATTAGCTATTTTTTGAAACATGATAAAGTTTGCAATTTTAAAAGCTATGTCTGTCATGAGCATAGCTGTCTTGTTATTAATTATAGGTCTATCACCTCTTTACGTCACGTTAGGCATACTTCAAAGAAATATTCAATCAAATAATCTTAATGTTAAATGATAAAGAAACACGATCTTCTGTTGTTTCATTTATTTCTACTCTATGAGTAAAACCAGAGGGAAATAGAATCATCGTTCCATCTGCATATTGTGGAACGTACTCTAAAGGCATTTTTTTCTGTTCTAAATATTCTCTGTCCATACCATATAACAACATTGCATCTCTATACCCAACATCCATATTATCAAAAACAAAACGACCAGATTCAGGTGTCTGTTTGATCCATAAAACTCCCGACAAATCAGAGCCAGAGTGTCTATGCGATACGTTATAAGAAAACGGACCATTAATATTTAGCCACATTTGCACTAAGTCTAGACGTTTAAATACATGAAATTCTTTAGATAATTGATCCATACATTTAACAATAAGATCTTTAAAAGGATCAAACCCTTTATCAAGAAAAACGTCTTTAGATAAACTTTGCCAACCTCTTTTATTAGATATTTTTGCAATACCAGGATTTCTTTCTTTGTAATCGTAAATCCAATCAAGTAAACCTTGTTGATATTTAGAAAAATCTTTTATGTGACCCGTAGCTATTTGTGTTGGGAAAAGAAATTCAGAATTTATATTATTCAGCAAATTTTTCTTCTTCTCCATCTATTAAATCTTTTATTGCATCTATACCACCTTTAAGTTGATATAATCTAACCTCGCAATTTTTTAAAACTTGTTCTGCTTCTTTATAATTTTTTGCTATCTGTTGTTGTTCAGCTTCAAGAGCAGCAAGTTTTTGCTTCGGATCTAGCATATTTATAAATTAGAATCTTCTGGATATTGTGTCATGTTAGGAGTTACAACACCATCTTTTTCTGTAGCTCCGTAAAGAGTTACTAAAGCTGCGGTATCTGCACAATTTGTTATTTCTGTCTCTCTAGTATCACAAGCAGTTCTAACTGCATCACGATAAGTCGTAATTGCTGTAGGTATTTCAGTTCCTTTTTCTGTTTTTCTTACAACGTACCAATCATATTTAGCCAACAAACTACCAGCAGTGGCTTTTTCCTGTGCTTTTAATATTGATTTAACGCCTAAAGTTTTATATTCAACTCCGTCTACTGTTTCTGTTTTATCATCAAGTGCTTTTGCAGAGCCGTCATCATTATAAAAACGACCATCGTATGTAGTAGGATCAGCTACTTCAGAAATACCAAGATCTGTTTTCTCTTCAGCAGTTGATAATCTAAGCCAGTTAGCAGGGTATTGAGTACCATCAGATGTAGTAAAAGGTACATCTACTGCAAGTGGGTTTCCGTTTAATGTAAAAGCCATAATATTATTATATTACCTTGCTCTAGCGTATTTGAAAGGAGCTTCTGCAAATGCTAAATAAATAAATGTGTCTCCGCTTTTATTAATGTAATTATTTCCACTAGATGAACCCCTCCATTTAAAACCATTTGATAAGAAATCTACATTAATAGTGCTTGAACCTGTACCTTCTGCTGAACTACTATTAGGGAACAAATAATCATTAATATCATTAAAAGGGCTTCTCTTAACGTCAAAAAGCATCCAATCGTATGCATTACTTATATTTTTTGTAATTACAAAAGCTGGCCTAAATCCTGTAAAAACAAACGTGCCATCACTTGATCCGTTGCCTGTATATTTTCCAAACTTACTATACCCTTCTACTTCGCTAAAACAATAATTTATCATATTATCCCCAGAACCATTTGTACCATTATAATCTCCTAGACTAAATACTGTAGAATTTATAGTAACACTTGTTCCTAAAACATTTGTATCATCAGCTTCAGCTTGATTTGTGTTGAAATAAATTATGTTTGGATCAGAAGCACTATTGAAAGCTGCTGAATGATAAACCGCCCAAAATGAGCTACTGCTATCTGTTCTGTTCTTAATAATAATCACATCAGGTGTTACTCCTAATCCATGCCCTACTGTAGCCCCTGCTGAACCTGTTCCTGTGTATTTTGTTATCGAAAACCCTGCCGAGGCATTTACTTTGGCTACAGATTGTATTGTTCCATCAAAATTACTTGATCCTAATGTTGTGGTTGGATTAACTTGCCCTCCCATCCCAGAATGTTGACTGCAATAATAATAAAGAGTAGGTGCATTAGCAGCGACAGTTATTGTAATGCTATTGCCATATGTTGAAACTCCAGATGTATATTCTGAACCACCTCCATGCGTACCATCCGATGTAGTAGAAAAACGTAGAGGATGTGCTGATGGATAATTAAATGTATATGTACCACCTTTTGCAAGACTAAGAGTAACAGCAGAAGTTCCAAAACCATCAAATCTATATTTATTACCTCCATCATTGACAACTGTTACTGTATAAGTTTTACTATCTGTTTCTCCAGCATCCCAACTCCACCCAACATAAGTAAACCCATTCTCGTTTGCCGTACCACTATCAATATCTGCAACAGTAAATCCATCTGAATTAAATGAAGTTACATGAGCTTCTGCATATTCAGCATTAGTAGAATTAGAAGATAGAGCATTAGTGCTACCTCTTAAAGCATCAACTAATATATTCCATTTATCACTACTTCTACATTTAACCCAAACTAAATCAGGTTTAAAATTTAATCCAGTTATTTGTTTACCACTACTGCCATCCCCTGTATAAATTGCTGTATCAAAATATTGATTAGGTTTTTTGATTGTAGGGTCGGGTAAGTTTACTGAATTTAATTTTTTATATCCTGTAGGTGGAGTATAAGCAAATGCTCTTTGTCCAAAATTAATTGACCCTGTAGGCCAACCATTAGATCCTGAGTTGGTAGCAAAGATAAAAATATGTAGTTCAGTTGTTGATACACTTGGAAGTGTATCATCAGTAAGAGCTAATGATCCGTTTTTATAATATTGAATTTCTCCATCATCAGCACTATAAGCAATTCCAATAACATCTCCTGTTGAATAACTTCCATCAGAAGTCTCAGATGTTTGTGTATATTTTTTATAGTTAATTGATGAAAACCAACTTAGATTGTTTTGTCTAAAGAAAACACCCGAAGAGCCTTGAGAACCAGTGAGATCACCTGTTAAACCTGCTCGTTGACCAGAAGTACCACCTGTACTTGTGACTTCCCAATACCATTTACCTGTTGTAATATGACCAGGGCCAAATACAAAGGTAGCCCTATTAGTGCTTTCGTCAGTTCCATCTACATCTAAATTTCCGTTTGATGGTGTAGCACCACTTCTAGCCCCGCTTCCAATTATAGGATTTAGAGTTGGATAATTTAAAGTAGGTGTATCTTCTAGAGAATCATTATTAACACCAGAACTTACAGAAAATCCGTTTGGTGTCCAATTATTTGAATTACCACTTGAATCTTTGCCAAGTGTTGTTGCAGTAGTTCCAGAATTGTCTGAAAAATTCAAATAAAATCCATTTGTTCCATAACTTCCTGAGTATTGTTTAGGAATCCATTGTCCAGTTGTCGCATCTGTTTCTCCAAATGATGATGGAGTAAGTTGCAATCCATCAATATTGTTAAACTCAGTCATATAGCCACCAAAATATCTTCTTGTTTGATATAGCTCCCTACCAATATTATGTTCTGCTGTGCTATTCCAACCGCCTTCGTGATTTTGTGATGGATAACTTGCAGTACCAAAATCAGTTACTTGTGTGCCGTTGACATATAATTTTGCACGATCTGATGCTGTGGATTGTGTTGTATCTAATGCTAAAACAAGATGATACCAAGCAGTAGGATCTCTAAATTTTCCTGTTGTTCTAAGATCTAATTGATTTCTTAATTCTGCTATAAAACCATCATTTTCATAAGCCAAAGAACCATATGCTCCATCAGTTAAGCTGCTACTTGTTGACCAAAATCTTTGACTTTGTAAGTTTTCACCGCCTTCAGTTTTAAACCATATAGAAATAGTCCAAGTCCTTCTATTTCCAGCAGAAGAAGGAGTCCTTGTTAAATATGCGTTGTCATCTTTATTAAACCTTAAACTACGACTTACTGTATAAGATTTTTTTCCAGCAATTAAAAAAGGAGATGGACTACCAAGACTACTCATTAGCTAAAATTTCCTAAAAACTGTGCTGATATTTTTGTAGATGATCTTGCTATCCATGCAATCATATCAACTGCACTAGCTCCTGTAGATAAAGTAGGTGCTGTACCTTCGCTAAAGTCCCAATACGATCCAAAAGCTGCTGTGCGTGAGCCAGTACCATCTTGCGTTATAAATATCACACCGCTTTGCCCTGCTGAAATATTAGAAGGATTAGCAAAGGTAGTATTGCCAGTTAATGTTGTAGAAAAATTATTAGCTGTTCTAAAATCTAAAGTAATTGTGGATGCGTAAGAAACAGCAGATATCTCTCCGATAGTTCCTTTTGTAGTAACTCTGCCATTACCTCCTGACGAACCACCATTATCAAATACAAGAGTATTGATACCACTTGTTTCGTGTTTTACGTTTGTGACTTTGAGTGTACTCATGGTTTTGGATACTTGTCCTTTATAGTTTTAATTGTAGCCTTCCAGCCATCTATTCCATTATGGTATATATCGTCTAATTGACTAGCATAATCTGGATATTCTGCTCTTCTTTTAGATTTGTAACTATCATTTTCTAAATCCCATGCAGCTTGTAAGGCAGCAAGTCCATCTGTACATTCTTTTTCTGTAGGCTTAGATCCACCATCATGCACTATAAGATTTGCATAGATTTTATTTGTATGATCTGACCAACCGAACCATTGTCCTTCTCTAACAGTACAAAGATAATCTTCAATATATGTAGGTCGCATTATGTATCTCCTAATTTAGTAAAAATAGCAGTAATCCCATTATTAGGATCAGCGTACCATCTAAGTTGTTGTTCAGCTTGAACAAAAAACTTAACCTTATGAGTTGATACGTCTGTTACATCAAATGTAAAAGTACAATATCCTGATGAAAAAGCCTCTGCATCATTAGAAATGCTGCCAGTTGCAACAGCAGCCTCACCATAACTACTATTATCAGTCGTAGTCTTTATATATTGATTAATAAATCTGACGTTAGAAGCACTAATTCTGTAGGCAATAGTATGAAAATCAATTCTATAAATACCAGTACTCGGAAAAGTAAAAATCCCACTAGATTCTGACATTCCAGAACCAACTAACCCTGCACCATGAGCAGTATGTCTTGACCAATTACTAGTGATATGGGTATTACTTGAGTCAAAATTACTTGTTACTCTCCATTGATCTGATTCAGTTATTCCAGAAGTTATTCCAGAAAGCTTTGTGCTTGCTATTGCTGCACTTGCATTTATATCAGCGTTGACAATAGAGCCATCAGTAATATTTGCTGAATTTATTAGTAAACCAGAAATAGTATTGGTACTGCCGTCAAATGTTAAAGCCATAGTTATACGATTGTATAGGTTGAACCAGAAGGTACTGTGACGGAAACACCATTATTTATAGTGATTGGGCCAGCACTCATAGCATTTTTACCGCTAGTAATAGTATAGTCGGTTGTAACAGCCTGGGAATTTTCATAAAATATTTCGTCACTTCCACCGCCAGTAGCACCAGCCGATATTCCTGTCAGGTTTGAACCATCTCCGTAATAAGCAGCAGCATATACATTTTTATATTTTAAACTTGTACTACCTAGATCAACTACATTGTTAGTTATAGGTTTAAATGCGTCATCTGCACCATCAAGGAACACACCTTCATCATCAGATACTAAAAGTTTTACATCATCATTAGTAGAGGCTGTTTTAATACTTATGTTTCCAGAATTACAGGTAAGAAAACCTCCAACACCAGTATTACTTAAAGCAACATCAAAGCCATTAGAATCACCTATACCAACTTGTTGATTAGTTCTAACGTGCTGAGTTAAGGCAGTTAAGTCAGGTGCTGGTAAATTAGTTAAAGACGCACCCGATCCACTGAAAGTGGTTGCTGTACAAGTTCCGTCAACATCTAAATTTGTACCATTTAATAACTGTAATTCTGTACTTTTGAATCTTGCTGTAATTACATTAGAACCAGCTTTTCTATGTGCAATCTCAATAATTCCATCTTCCGTTCCAGAACTGGCATCATCTATCTTTCCTGTTATCTTTGCATAAACTTCCTTACTGCCATCATCACTTTCACCTGTGAATTTAAGTTGACCTAAGTAATCCGCATCTGCTGGTGATGCACTGTTTCTATATAACTCCAATTCTGGAGCAGCAGAACTACCAGTATCAGTTGATGTAAGCGTAAAGTTACCTGTTCCTGTAATATCACCTGTTACGTCAATTCCAGCATCAAAATCGTGATTTAACTTCGATACGATTTTACCTGCATCAATGGTAAATCTACTGGCACTATTAGTGTCGTCATAAAGATTTAAAATACCATCTTCATTAAGTATTGAATAATCTGGATTATCACTACTATCAATGAGACGTATTCTTGGTTGTGTACTGGTTAAACTAAAATTTCCAGAACCTAATGTTCCTGTTGTAACTATATTCTGAGATCCAAAATCAGGATCAATTTTTGAACCAGCTATCGCTGCATCACTTACAACTTTCGCATTATTTATTGCACCATCTACAATTTTAGCGTTACTAACTGCACCATTGGCAATTTTAGCTGTTGAAACTGCACTATCAGCTAAATCTGCTGTTACGATAGTGCCGTCTGCTATTTTTGCAGATGTAACGACTCCGTTATCAATAGTAAAAACAGCACCAGAACTAGATACTGTAATATCTCCTTTGTCTCCGTCATCTATTCCACCACCTGATATTTCAGCTACCGTTCCATCATCTTTCTTAGTAAATAACTTACCAGTATCCGTTCTTACTGCTATCTCTCCTGTTACTAAATCACTAGCTCCTGGATCGCTACCAGAACCACGCTTGAGCCTAATTTCGTTAGCCATGAGCTTTTACCTCCTAGCTCTAGTACGATCCACCATCTATGTTAAAACTAGATGCACTTTCATTTTCTAAAAATGTAACTAGGTCAGATAACGCAACTTGTTTCATGGTTCCAGCATCGTTCATAACCATGCGATCTGCTGCGGCCAAAGTTGTAGAAGTCGCAGATGTATCACCATCCATGATGTTCAATTCAGCAGTACTTACTGTTGCTCCATCTAAAATTGCTACTTCTGTTGAGGTTAACAAAGCTAAAGCAGCAGAAGCACCAGATTGACAACCAGATAAATTATCTAAATCAGCATCATAAGCTTGAACATTTGTTCCTATAGCTAGTCCTAAAGCTGTTCTAGCTGCACTTGCACTTGTAGCACCCGTTCCACCATCGCCAATAGCAAGTGTTCCTGTTATAGAACTAGCAGCAAGATCAACAGCAACTTCAGTAGATTCAATAACAAGTCCGCCATTAGCTTTTAGATCAACAGAAAGTGTATTACCAGATTTATCTAAACCATCTCCTGCTGTAATCTGACCAGCACCAGAAAATTGAGCAATTGTAAGATTATTTGTACCAACAACAGCAGATCCCTTGTTAGACGTACAAACAAAGCCATTGTCGGCATTAACAGTTCCTTGCTCAACAAAAGTAAAGAATCCAGCAGCGTCAGCACCAGTAGCTAAGTCATCTGCTCTAGCTGGTGAAGACCCGACTACGTAAATACCATTTTCCGAAGAAGTACTTTGGTCTTTAACTAATACTCGATCATTAGTAGAAAGAGTTACACCATCTAGCGTGTCTCCATTATTAAGAGCAGTAGATATTGTAATGTTTGCTGTAGTAGCTGCTACGCAAGAATCTTTGACGTCTAATCCCTGAGAAGTGGCTTCAACGAACGATTTAGTCGCTGCATCAGAACTATTTACAGGGTCAGCTAGGTTGGTTATTGTCTGGCTATTCAATGAAACTGAACCAGTTGGTGCAGCCATTTGATCTAATCTATTTGTTCTTACACCTGTATCAAAATCACTTATTTTTGCATGAGTTAACGAAGGTACATCAGCAGCCACCATAGCCCTAAATGTTGCAGCACCATTACTACCATTTGGTGCAGCTAAAAATGTATTTTGAGTCCTACTTGTAAATAAATCTGCAAAACTGCCAGAACCCCCTATAGGCTCGATAGTTGTGGCAGAACCCCCTGATCCTCCTGTTCCAATACCAACAAATAGTTTTTTACTGCCTTCGGCAAACGCTAATTCAGCATTTTCTAAAGTTGTTGGTGCAGATGATCCTGTAGATCTTTTAATTCTGATCGTGTTTGCCATTTCAGAAATTTCCTCCGTCTACGAGTTTAAGGGTAGTGACGTTATTATCTAATATAACCTTACCACTACTTTGTTGATAGTACATCACTGAATTATCAACTTTTGCACTGTGCTCTAAAATTAAGTCAAATCCAGGCCCTTGAGGTCCTGCTGTTGCTACCGTTACAACAGTTGTATCGCCTTCATTTACGGTAACAGTATTCTTAGTAGTAGTTACATTAACACTTGTCATGCAGTGTAGCCCTCAGATACAAATATATTACCCTCCAAATAATATTCTTTCAATCCACTTGGATTAGTGAGTAATACATCATATTTTAAAATATTTGGAGTAAAGGTTGCGGTTTGAGTATCTGTTAATGCAATATCTATTGTTCCTGTTGCTCTGTTTGTATAAGTCACAGTAAAATCAGCGTATTTTGTGGTGCGTGTCTCTTCCCAAACTTGTGCTTCTACAGTATATCCAACCAAACTAATTGCAGCATTACTACTATCTTTAAAAACAAGTTGAACACTATGATCTGACCTTCTTTGAACAGTCATATTATATGTTCCAGGAGTAATAGCCATAGCTAAATTTTAATTACATACATCATAGCAATATTGCGTGGTCTAGATTCGCTACCTTGATTACTAATTGTGATACCAACTGTACCTGTCATGCTCAATCCTCCACTATCAGAAACTATTTGATTACCACCAGCAAGAGAACTATTAGAAAATCCTTGATAATAACTTTGACCACTACCTAAAGTTGTGGAGTGTCCTGAGTTTGTATTTGAATTTAAAGCAAGTCTTTTAATACCGTGATCGTGATCTGCACCACTTACCGTAATGCTTGTGTTTGTATAACTGTGTGAATGGGATTGGTTATCTCCAGTTTGAGCACTTGCTATGGCTCTACCATTATCCGTGCCTTTACCATTGTCAAAACCTCTAATAAACTCACCTCTTAAATCAGGAAGATTAAAAGTACTTGATCCATCCCCAGTTCCATAAGCTGTACCAATTATGGCAAACAAAGCAGAATAAGTTGTCCTGCTAACTGCTGATCCATCACACTCTAAATATCCTGTAGGAATAGTAGCTACTGCCATACAAAATACAGAGCCAGTAGGAACACCAGCTACAATTGCAAATGATAAATTACCTGATGCATCTGTTTGCAGGAAAGCTCCATTTGTAACTGTTCCTGGCAAAGTTAAAGTTAGATCACCACTTAAAGATGATGGAGATTTTATTGCAACAAAAGGTGCTCCACTAGAGTCTTGAAATCTTATTGGTAATGCGTTTGTCATATCCAAACCAGAATCGCTAATAGAAACTCTAGTTGTACCTGAAGTAGAGAATCCTATTGTATTAGCACCTGATCGAAACATTCCTGTATCACTGTCATTATCAAACGCATACGCTGGAGCACTAGAATCAGAAGCATCATCTCCTAACAAAGCACCTGTCATTGTGCCTCCTGCTCTTGGTAATAAACCTAAGTTTGTTTCGTTTACACTACCTATTGTCGTAAATCCATTATTTGCAGAGTTTCTTACTTTTAAATTATTATCTCCAGAATCAGCATAAAACATAAATGCTTCTGTATTTGAAGGATCAGAACCACCACTATTATTAGTTTTTATTGCATCAAAAACAGCGTTCAAGTCACTTCTTACTGAAGCACCAGAGGCATTAGCTATATTGTAGTCTCCTACCTGACTCATTTAAAAAACGCTTTTCTCCATATTACACTCCTTTACCATATCCTACAGCAGAAAAAGTGAAAGATCTATCGACAAAACTTGAACCATTTTTAACAGTTATAGTAAATTGTGTGCCAGAAACATTAGTTACAGTAAAGAAATCTCCTGATTGTGCATCTTGAATTGTGATACCGACAGAAGGTAAAAAAGCATTTGCTCCACCTAATGATGACGTTCCAACAAAAAATGGTGTTCCAAAAGTTACAGTTTTACCAGAGGATGAAGTGCCAGATGATTGTGGTGCGATAGACGTTCCACCGCCTGTTTGATAACTTTGTTCTGTTCTAGCTTGAAATTCTGCAACAAATCCTGCCTGTTGTACGTTCATATTTTGTGCAACATTTGTGGTTTCTAAAATCAACTTAAATTTAAACCTTTGACCTTTAAATGTACCGTTTGCAAAGTTATTAAATGAACTAAAAGCTGCGGAAGAACTTTGTGACGTTGCTACCTGTATTTGACAGTTAACTTCATCGGCTGCTGCTCCATCAAAATTACCATCTACTGCATAGTTATCCCATAAAGATCCACTAGGTATTAATGTTTCGATATCAGACCCAATATTAAAACCGATTGATCTTAATGTTCTTTTTAAATCTAAAGAAAACACACCACCTAAATCAACAACAGATGCAAATTCATATGTACCAGTAGCGTTAGAAGCTGGATCTGATAATTGTAATGCACTAGCAGAATTATTAAATGTTGTATTAGTCTTTGATCCGCTAAAAGGTGTACCTAATAAATCCTCTCTTTGTGTCAGTATTGTCTGGGTATCAATTAAATCAGGTAAATCTTGAATTATACTTGTTTCTCCTGTACTAAAGTTTCCCTGGTCGTCTTGAAATTTAAGAATATACTCTCCTTCTAAAGATGGAACAACCACATCTGTAGTATTACCAGCCAAAGCAGTTACGAGATCAACTGAACTTTGAAAAGTAGCACTTCCATCGGTTAAATTACTATGCCTTACATATACTCTTCCACCATGTAATACATCAGGATCAACCGCTTTTGTCCATCTAAGTCTTACTAATTTATTAGTAATCGGTTCCATTGAAAGATTTTGAACATTTCCTGGTGGTGTCGTTTTACCTACAGCGTTAAATGTCAGGTCTGAAGATGTTGCTGATAATTTTAAAGCTGCATTATATGAATAAACTTTAAATTCATACGCACCAGCCTCAGTATTTAGTATTTCAAAATCAGGTCTAAATACTATTTCACTAACCCAGTTTGTATTGTTAAACCTATATTGAACAAGATATTGACTTACTCCTGTAACAGATACCCAAGATAAGATTAATTTAGATACCGCAAGAGCGTTTATAACAACAACTCTTTCTAATGCTTGTAAGTTTGATGGAGGATCTTTGAGTTCATTCAATAAGGATATATTTCTTGCAGGTAAACTTAATCCAGTTTCAATATTGTCATATTTTTCAGCTATATAAGTTAAAGCTGTAATTGCATAATTTATACCATCTTGTTCTTCAACTGTTATTACTCTGAAAGTTTGTGCTTCTAAACTAGAACTTTGTATAAGCCAAATTGCATTAGCATTTGGAGCAGCACTTAACGCAGAATCTAAAGTAATAACGCTACCAACAATACCTGTAATATTTTTTGTCTCTACTGTTCCATCGGGTAATATCACACTACATTTTTTATTAGTGCCTGTAAAAGTATCAATATCAGTCACATTATCAATAGTAATCTGAGTAGTAGTAGCAGATTTAATTCTTCCTGCTCTTCTTTCTCCTGCTCTTACTGGATCGTTAATACTAATAACAGAACCAGGTCTAACAATTGCTCCAGCATCTATTGATGTTGTAAAACTAACTACTTCAGATTCATTTTGCTCACTAAATAATATTGCTTTACCTAATCTTTGAGCTTGACCACGGGAAGTACAAGCAAATGCTTTAACATCTTTCTTTACTATTCCTAACTTTGCTTGTGCAACAGTATCTTCTACAACCTCATAATCTATTTCTCTGCTATCCATATTGAAATAGCTGACAGAAATAACAGTATGTCTTTGTTTTAAACTACTGCCAGAATATGAGAACCCACCTTCACCTACATTTGCCAGACTAAATAAATAACTTGGATCTGTCGGTTTGTCCTGTGTAATAGTTACAGAACCTTCTGACCAAATCGGAAAACATCTCATAACACCAGCTAATTCATTTATCAGTGTGTATGCTTCCATAGATCCTTGTAAATTTACATTACAACTAAATCTTGCTTCTTGTCCCCCAAATCCATCTGATACCAATGTATTTGCGTATTTACTAGCTGCTACAAAACTAAATAAATCTAAATCACTATCTGTAATATGTGTACCAAATCCATATCTTTCAGTAGTTAGTAAATCCAACAATATCATTGCAGGGCATGAACACCAAACAGCAGCACCCATTGTTCCATTAAATATATAACCACTTGGATAAATAATTCTGCCTGTTTGTAAATCAACAGTAGGTGTACCAGAACTAGATGCTCCTGCTCCTGGTATTCTTACTTTTACACCACGAATACGAAAAGCTCTTTTTGGTATAGAACTAAACTGTTCAGAATCTATCCTTAAATTTGTATAAGCACTGTTAAGATAAGTCTGTTTATCATCAACAATCTCACCAAGACTTGTCCAAGCAAAAGCATCAACAAGGTTTGACCCTGTACTATCTGCTGTTACTCTTACAACTCTTACATCCACAGGAAAAGCACCTGTAAGATTTACACGATATTCTTTTTGATACGCATCAGCAGTTCTACCAGTAATAGTGTCTGACAAAACATCACTAAAACCTCCACCGTTATATTGAACTTGTATTTTTAAGTCGACAGTTGAACCGAGTAAATCCCCCTCATCTGTTGCTTTTTGCAACTGCGGAAAAGTAATTGTGACCTTTGCTGCATCTACATTAGTATTTGTAATCTGACGAGTAACAGGAGAAGAGTTTGTAACTGTAACTCCAACACTTGTGAGAGATTGACTACTTTCAATACCTGGAATATGCTCTTGGTTTGACGTTCCAAAACGAGGTGTGAATCCTACATTTTGAAAGTTAAAATCTGCTGTCTGTGGATTTGTATTACTGGCATTAGCGTTAAGTATTGGAGTGTCGTTTAAAAATATATCTTTCAATGCTGCATTGTTGTAAGCAGTAGTTCCTTTTGTAAGTCCTGCCTTTGATGGGGTGGCAAAACCTTCTATCTCTCCTTCAGATAACAAATCTTGAATCGTGGCAAACTGTCTACTATTTAAAGTATCAGGTGCTCTTGTTGGAGATGGTGGGGTGGGAGGAGGACCACCAGAACCTCTAATAATTTTATCTGTCATGCTTGTACCTGATTAGTGTCAATTC